AGGAGAAACGGACAATGATTATCAAAGATTGGTTAACCTATGATGAAGCATATGAACGGTTCTGTGATATTATGAAAGACGCTTATGCTGAGTTAGACAGTGAAGCAGTTGATCAAACACAGCAACAAAAGGTCAATGCGGCTGTTTATGAACTTGTATTAGCAGAGTTGTTTGACGGTGATATAGCAGTTTATCACTGGTTAGATGAGAATGAAGACAACTGGGAAATCAACGCTGACCTTGAAGGTTTAGAAAAGATATTAGTTGATCATCAAGCACAACTAAAGTTTGACACATTAAAAGGAGAAATGAAATGAAACTGACAAAAGAACAAAATAGAAAAAGCGTGTTAAATCACACTATCACACAAAAAAATATTCTTGAAGAAAGATTGACAACAGCAATAGAAAGAAATGATGATGAGTTAGTTGCTATTTTAGTAGAAATGATTGATATGGAAACTATGGTTATTCGTAAGTTAGTAGATTTTCTAAAGAAAGATGGTAGTCTAACTTCTATAGTTAAAACTAAAATGCCTGGTGGACCTAAAAAGTTTGAATGATAAAATGGTGTGAAGAAGTAGTGTGTAAATGAGGTTTTTTATAGCGAAACAGGCAACGAGAAAAAAATGTTTTTGTCGCAGGCTGCCGAGGATTTACCCCCGATTACACACCGCTTATATACGCAATATTATACAAATAAATGGTAAAACTGATGTTATTGTCAATACAAAATAACTGAATACAGAGATAAATATTAGTATAGAAAAGGAGATAGTTAAATGTTAGCAAACAAAAAGATTTATATGGAAGTTGTTCGTGAAAGAACACACGAAAAACTATTGCTTGAGTTGGATACGGCACTGATAACAATCAAAAAGTATGATGAGAAACAGCAGTTTATGAATATGCTGGGACAAGAGAACTTCTGGAAGAAGAATAGATTAGACTTGTGGTCAGCGTTGAAACAGGATCAAGTTGATTTGGATACACTCAAACCTGAAGACAAAAACTCACGCATATTGTTGGACACGATTGCGTTTCAGAATACACCGATAATGTTGCCTACGATTAAAGAACGATTGAAGCACGAAGTTGAAGTGTTGATACAACAACAGCGAGCATTGCCTGAAGGAACTTGTAAGTATGATAGTTGGAATCATATTTACTCAAACGGTGAGCGTCAGTATGTAAGCAGAGCAGTAAAGATTGATGTGCCTAATCATTATATACGCACCGAAGATGTAGCAAAGTTTGATCAAGAGTTAAAGAAACTATTGGACAAGTATGTAGTCAGCGATCCTTTACGCTTGAAGAACGGTAAAAGACGGTTGAACCATAGGACCGTTGCCAACCGTTATGTAGAGCGTGTGTTTGGCTTCCCTGCCGAAAAGAACGATTACAGATATTGGTAAGCAACCTGATGCAGCCTTTTGGTTGGTCGCCTGTGGCTAAATAATAGATCATATTGGAAACCATAGATGGCACAAATAAAAAACCCTTTAGACGAAGTTCGCATACCTTTTGCGAAGATGACATTTAGTCCTGATGTCCCTTCAACAGCGTTAGGACCCAACGAATACAACATCGGATTAAATGTTGAGACAGATGTTAGAGGCATACGCTCAGTAGCAGGTGAGCAAGAGTTCTTTAACACATTGACTGGAACACCGACATATATCAGTAGTGGCTTTAGAGCAGACACTAACTTTTGGTTTATCGTAGCAACCACAGAAGGAAAGTGGTGGGCAACATACAATGGAACTTGGTCTGACATTACTCCCACAGGTGGCGACTTTACACAATACGCACAGAACACAAACATTACAGAAGCGTGGAACGGAACCGTGCCTTTCTTTAATGACACTTTCAACCCACCTATGGTATGGTTGGATGGTGATGCTAAACTAACTATCTATAGTGAAGTATTGCCCACAGACATCAATGACATAACTTATTTTAACCCAACTCAGCAACGCATCATATACAACACTTTTACCGCAGGCACAGGCACAACCATAGTTCCTGGTGATGGAACTAATGGTGCCAGCGTAGGTCAGGGCTTATTGACCATAGGTTTAGGTTTAGGTATAGTAGCAGAACTATATGTTGGTCAGTATGTTGTTGCAACAACAGCAACAGGCACACCAACAACAGAGATAGCATATGGCACAAAGATATTGGCTAATGTTAGTGGCGTAGGTGCTGGATCAACTTGGGTAGTGAATATAAGTCAAACGGTGACACCAGCATCAAGAACCGTGTGTGGTCCGTTTGCTGAGATACCTTACAATCCAGGAGACAAGATTGTTATCAGTGGAGTCAATGGTGTGTTTGATGGAACATTTACCGTTGCCCAAAATAGTGGAAGTTTATTGGCAAGCACACTAACATCAGTCAAGTATCTGGCTGTGCCTACCGCAGGTTATCCTGGAGGTGGAAGCGTAGCACCATTGTATAGTTGGAACTATAACCCATACTGGTCAAACTATAGTGCTAACTTTATGCGTATGTATTCTACTCCCAATGTAGGATCAATCTTGGTCGCAGGTAATCTTACAGCAACTAACTCTACAACAGCAGCCACGGAAGAATATCCAGTGACGATACAATGGAGTCAGGCATTTGGATTAAACCAAGCACCACTAACTTGGGAGCCTACGATTACCAATGTGGCTAACCAGTTGGAAGTTCCTCTGCGTGGTCCAGCGTTAGATGCTTTCCCGTCAAACGGTCAGTTCTTCTTATGTTCATACTGGGACACGGTGGTATTCTCACCATTAAACTACTCTACAACATCAGCACCTATTCTTGGTGTTAGATTGTATAATCAGGGCAGAGGATTGTTGTCCAGCAACTGCTGGGCTAATACTGACAAACAAGTCTATGGTGTAGATGCCAGAGATATCTGGGTATTTGATGGACAAGATTTTCAGGGTATTGGTAATCAGCGTGTTAAAAATTGGTTTTATGATCAGTTAGATCCTGAATTCTATGACCGAGTGTTTATGGAAGCCAACTCGCAGAAGAACCAGATTGAGATTTACTATCCAGATAGTCAAGCCGTAAATGGTGTGCCTAACAAGATGATATCGTATCGTTATGACTTGGATTGTTGGAACGCACCCAGAGATGTAAGTTCAGCAACTATGGGCTGTGAAAGTCCTATCTATACTGAACTCACTCCTGGTGTTTGGACACCTAACCTTGGATCAAGAACTATTGTTTATGCTCAGGGTGTCACTAATTCAAAGATTGTTCAAAAAGATATTGGCTACACCAAGGCTAATGGAACAGCGATCGCAAGCAGATTCCGCAGAGACAATATAAAGATGATCAAAGATTATAGTGGTAAGTTGATGGTTCATCGTATCTTACCAGAGGCAGTGAATATTGGTGCTGTGCCGTTTAGTAGCAGTGATGAGATTAGTATCATACCAAGTTTGGGTAATCTATCAGTGACCATAGAAGGTGCTCAAAGTGTAGGACAATTGCCTACAACTCAGGCAAGTCAAGCAATGGCATTAAACACTGACAACCCTTGGATACAAATGAATCAAAATAGTTATCGTGTGAATAGCATAGAGTTGTCAAATACAAGTTCAACAGATGTTTGGATGTGCTCGGCTACTACCTGGCAATTTACACAGGTTGAGGATGATCGCTGATGGCTGTTTATCCTATTGAGATTGGCGACGATCAAGGTATTGTCGATGTTATAAATTATGTTGCTTCAGGACCCAGTGGTCTTGGACAACCTAATGTAGGTTTTAATCGATCTACAACGGCTTATATCACTGGCAACTTCCGTTTGCCTTATAGTAATACCAACTATGCCAGAACTTATGTAGCACCTATAGCATTAGGTAATAGTTATTGGCTGGACGATTATACTTGGAAACACGAGTTTGCCACACCACAGGTTATTCCTCCGTTTGCTTTAGGTAATAATATCACGGTCAGTGGTGTCACACCCAGTGACTACGATGGAACTTATAGCCGTGTTGGTGTAGTAGAAGTCACTGAAGATTATGTTATAGCCAGAGCAGCCAATCCTTATCCTAATCCAGGAGTTGTAGGCACAGGCGGTGAAGTAAGTTTGGAAGCAATTTATTTTGATTTTCCTACCACTGGTGATTATATACGAGTATCCACAGATTGTAATGGTATTCTCAGCGTAGTAGGTCCTGAAGATTATGTCAATCTGTCAGCAATTATAACTACTGAAAATGCGTTAGGTATTACTGGCAAAGTTATAGAACCTGGCAGCAACGGTGATTTTAAGTTTAGCACACAACTAAACAGATACAAGGCTTACAATAGTGGCACAGCACAAAACCCACAATACTTCTACGACTTTGATGCCACGGTAGCAGAACATACACAAACATTCTTTTTAACTGGTGGTGTTGGTCAAATCGTCACTTTAAGCATTGACGCAAGTTCAGGAACTAAAGTAGATACTACACCTTCGGGATATTATGCTATTATAGCCAATTACCAAATGACTACTTCAGGTCTGGGACAATATCAAAGTTTTAGTATAGATTTACCCAGTAGTGCCGCAGGAGCATACACTACTGCTAACACTGATATTACTATCAACAACCCAGGCTATGCTTTTGCTGTTGGAGATACTATAACAATTCCTGGCAGCGACTTAAATGGTGTTGATGGCGTCAATGATTTAGTATTGTTGGTAGATAGTGTTTCTACATTGCCTACAAGTTTTAACATTGACCCTGCCACGGTTTTTACTACTCTATTAGATAATCCACCACCAGGACTTTATTGGTATATTTTAGAACTAACATTTTTACCGCAAGCAGGTGGTAGTGATGTTGTTTGGTATGTAGAAGATATAGAAGTAGGCAGACGCAGCCTTACAGCACAAGTCGTAAAGAAATAAATAATACAATGAACAAAAATAACTTACCCACATTAGCAGAAATGCTGGCTAACTATGGCAGAGATGGTGACACCATATTAGCACACATCAACCCTGAAGAAGCAGAGATGCTCAAGCGTATGGGTGGCAGAGGCTCACGCAATCCTAAAACAGGTTTGTTGGAATTTGCTTTCCGTGACGACAATTCATACTGGACAGAAATGGATGGTGGGTTTGGTGGGTTTGAAGACACTTATGACTTTGGCGGTGGGTATGGTGATAGTTTTGGCTACGGTGATAATTATCAATACAATTTTGAAGACACTGGTGGCGGTTTAGATCCTTATGAGCCACCATACGAGCCACCATACGAGCCACCATATGATCCAGGTCCAGGTCCTGTAGATCCGTGGCAACCTCCTGAGCCAATATATACAGACCCTCCTTATACTGAGCCTGTTTATACAGATCCACCTTATACTGAACCTGTTTATACAGATCCACCTTATACTGAACCTGTTTATACAGATCCACCTTATACTGAACCTGTTTATACAGATCCACCTTATACTGAGCCAGTCTATACTGACCCTCCATACACGGAACCTGTTTATACAGATCCACCTTATACTGAGCCTGTTTATACAGATCCACCTACGGAAGGTCCAGTGCTGCCTACAGAACAACCTACGGAAGAAATCAGTGAAATTATTATTACTGGAATCCGCCCAACGGAAACTGAAACGGAAATGCCAACATTTACTTGGAGTAATATAGAACCAACTGAAACAATACCAGAGATTATTATCACTGGTGGTCCAGTGCCGCCTACTGAACCCCCTATAACAGAAACTGAAGAGATTAGTGAAATTATTATTACTGATATTCGTCCTACACAAAGTATTACTGAAGAAATCAGTGAGATTATTATTACTACTGATAGACCTACACAAACTATACCACCATTTAGTTTTACTTCAATGGAATTGCCTGAAATCCCAACAGATACACCAGACATTCCTGAAATCATTATTACTACTGATAGACCTACACAAAGTATTACTGAAACAGAGTCTATACCTGAAATGATTATTACAACGGACAGACCTACTCAAACTATACCACCATTTAGTTTTACTTCTATGGAACTGCCTGAAATCCCAACAAATACACCTGAGATTCCAGAAATCATTATTACTACTGACCGTCCTACAAAGACTATTATAGAAACTGATCCTCCTACATTGTCGTTTAGTTTTACAAGTATGACGCTGCCTCCTGAAACAGAAACACCAACGGTTCCAGAAATCATTATTACTACTGACAGACCTACAAAGACTATTTTAGAAACAGATCCACCAACTCTGTCGTTTAGTTTTACCAGTATGACTTTGCCTCCTGAAACGGAAACAGCAACGCAGACAGAAACAGCAACGGTCACAGAAACTTTTACTTACACATTGCCACCGACAATGCCTCCAACAATGCCACCGACATTGCCTCCGACATTGCCTCCGACATTGCCTCCGACATTACCACCAACGCAGCCTCCTCGTGCGGGTGTAGGATTAAATCCAGGCTATATAGCCCCAAGTGATTTTTATAATACCTACGATCAAGCACAAAGTAAGTTTAACTGGGGTAGTCACGGTTATCAGGTTGGTCCTACATTTAACGATCAAGAGTGGAACGCTGCCTATGGTGAAGATACACCTTGGGGATTACAACAACTTGCTAAACCACTAACAGGTCAGCAGATTGCTGATTTGATTGCTGGTAAGAATGTGCCAAGTTTGAATGTTCAAAGTGCTCAACGAAGACAAGCGTATAATCCTGCCAGTATGGTGACACCAAACGCAAACAACACTTATCAGTTGCCTACTATACCTGCCGCAGGATCAATAGCACCTACAAGTGCTCCAGTTTCAACTAATCCTACTACGGTAGCACAACAAGCCGAGATTGTTAGACAACTTGGTGCTGATTGGATGACCAGACAGCAAAGAGCAGCCGCCATAGGCGATTGGGATACTTACAATCAAATTCAACAGACCGTGAATTCGATTATCAATCCCGTGATAGATAGATATTAAAATATGCTAAATAATACAATACAAAGGAACCCAATATGAGTGGCGGAAAATCCAATAATCAAAGTTCAACAGACCCAAGACTGACAGGTGCTCAGGCAACTCAGGTAGAGGCACAAAATAAATTCTTTACAGACACTTTAGCACCAACTTATACTGGTGCTGTTAAAGGTGCTACTGATGTTTATAATCAGGCAGCGGGTGGCGTATTAAACGCAGCCCAAAATCAAGCAGGTATAGCCAGACAAGCACAAAAAACTTTAGGTGAAACTGGTGAGTCGGCATTACGCACTGGTGTCAGTGGATTAGAAAGTTTATTTAATCCTGACTACGAAAAGAACCAGATTATGTCAGCATTAGCACCAGCACAAGCCGCTTATGAAAAGAATATGGCGGACCAACGAGCACAATTCGGTGGCACTGGTAATTTAGGTAGTGCTCGTGAAGCAATTGCTAATAAACAAGTAGCAGGACAGAATGCCAGTATGATGGCTAAAACTGCCGCAGATATTCAACGAGATATTGCTACTCAACGAGCAGGTGTAGGTTCTACACTGGCTAATATTGGCACAGGTAATATTGGACAGGCTGTTGGTGCCGCAGGCACAGCAACTCAGGCTGCTATGACTCCTCAACAACTATACAATCAGTATGCTTCAGTTATCTTTGGCACACCAGCCGCAAGTTATAGCCTTGGACCTACTGGCAGTTCTACTTCAAGTAGTGGTAGCAACCTTGGCTTTAAGATTTAAGGGGAAACGATGTCATTATACGATATGAACCCATTAGACGACGAAGAAGAACGCAAAAAGCGTGAAGCCATTGCTGCCAGAATGGACGAAGAAGCCTATGGCAATCCTGTAGGACCAGTCACGCCAAGTTTCTTGGATACTGCTGGTCAGGCTATTGGTAATAGATTTAATGCCGCTATGGACAGAGTAAGTAATGCTGGCGATGCTATAATGAATCCTCAACAAGCCTTACAACAGCGTATGGCTAACGAACAACAACAAGAAGCAGCCGATACTGAAGTTAAAACACAGACCGTTAAAACTTATGGTGATGGCAGTCAAGAACAAGTTGTAAAAACACAGATTCCTGCTCAACAAGCACAGCAACAGGCACCACAACAAACCCAACAAGCACCTATGGCTGCTATGATGGGTCCTGTGGCTCCAAATAGTCCTGAAGCACAACAACAAGCACAGCAATTTGCTCAAGCAATGGCACAAGCCCAACAACGCCCAGCCATTGCCGAAAATATGGTTGCTAAAGCAGAAGCACAACAACCACAACAAAAACCTATGGGTGCTATGGCACCTACTAATTATAGTTTAGCCACTGGTCAAGGTCAGCCAGGCATTCGTATGCCTCAAATGGCACCACAGGCAGGTCAAGTTGCGGCTGCTCCAGGAGCAAGTTTAGCACAAATGGGTGCTGGTGCTCAGGCACAACCTCGTCCAGCAGTTCAGGGAACACCTTATACACCAACAGCAGAGCGTGAAGTAGAACAGCCACAACCTTGGGTTCAGGCTGCTAATGATGCTGGCACAGACTTTTATAAGTTGTTAGATGTTGCTAATAAACATCCTGAAAGTCGTCAAATCATTGGCGAAAAGATTAAACAAAGTTTTAAGCAACAAACAATGAAAGATGAAGCAGACGAAGTAATGAAGGCTGCTCAGGCAGGTGATTTATCAGCACAGAATAAGATTTTACAAAGTATTAAACCAGAAAAAGGCAGACAAAAAGAAGAAGTCACCGTAAATGACTATCTTAAAGCAGTATTATATAAGCGTTTAGGTTTAGATGCTATGGCTGCCGATGTTCAAAACAAAATCATTGGAAAAAATACAAAATTCGGTCAGGTCACAATTGGTAATGCCAATTGGGAAACTGAAACTGACAGCAGTGGTAGAATTATTAGAGCCGTTGATAAAGATGGTGTAGTTGCCACTGAATCTACATTAAATCAAATTCGTGCTGGTGCTCAAAAGTTTGGTAGTCAAGCATTCGGCTTTACTGGCGAAAGTGCTACTATTCCAGTTGGTCAAGCAGATGCTGGTCAAGAATATCGTCAAAGAACTAATAGTGTTAGTGGTGCCATTGAAAATGTTATTACTACTGGACCTAATGCTGGTAAGATTTACTCTGGACCTCCTGGTGCGGCTAAATCTGTGGGCACAAGTTATAGCAAAGCATTAAATGATGCTTACATTAAATTCCAAACAGCCCCAACTATTGAGATGGCTAAAACAATGTTGGACATTGCTGGTCAAGTTGATAGTGGTGATGGCAAAACTATTGGTATGGTAAATGACAAAATTCGTCAATTACAACCAGGAATTTTTAACCAAATTAGTTCAGGTCAATCAGGTAATCCTCCAGCACCTACTGGAACTGGTAATAATGCCAAAATGCTTGAAAGCCTAAACAGAGATTTAGAGGCTAATGCTCGTGAAGTATCGAGAATGCCTGCTAATGATCCACGCAGAATAATATTGGCAGATGAACGCCAGAAAACTGAGGCAAGAATCGCAGAACTTGGTGGCAGAGTTGCTCCAAGTGTAGGTGGTGCCGCTACTGGAACTGCTGGAACAAGTTTAGGAGCACAAAAGGCTGCTATTGGAACTCAAGCCGCACTAACTGAAGCCGAAGGTAAGCCTCCAGCAGAAGCCCGTGGTAAAGGTAAGGCACAAGATATTACTAACCAACGAAGTGCTGATGAAAACTACGGTTTAATACAGCCTGTTGCTGATTTAATTAAAAAATCTACAGGCAGCGGTATTGGTGCCAGAGTAGATACATTAGCAGGGTTATTTGGTGTAGGCACTAATGGTGCTCAGGCTATTGCTCAATTAAATACAATGTCATATCCGTTTAAGTATATGATTCCACGCTTTGAAGGTCCGCAGAGTGACAGAGATACTAACTTATATGTAGAAGCCGCTGGTGATTTTGCCAATCCTAAAAAGACACAGGCAGAACGATTGTCTGCTTTACAAGGTATGATCTTTATTCTTAAAAAATATGATAAAGAAGGTAAAAACGACTGGACATTTGGTGGGCAAGACCCAACTTCTACTGCTAAACCTCCAGCAGGTCAAACAAGTAGTGGCAACAAGTTTAAGAAAGTAGAATAATGGCATTTGTTTATGAAGTCAATGGACAAAAGGTAGAGTTTGATAAAGAACCTACCGAAGCAGACATTGATGAGGCTGCTCGTGCCTTACGCCCTGCCCCTAAATCACAACAACAGCGTCCTGTAGAGGGTGCTGGTGGTGCTGCCTTTGGTGTTTATCGCCCACAAGGTAGAAGACCAGAAAGTCAGCAAGACCGTGAAGCAGCCAAAGAAATGGCACCTCAAAGTTTGAGAGGTTTAGTCACAGGTAGTTTAGGTGCTCCCAGCGATATATTAAACTTGCCAGGCACCGTATATAGTGCGGTTTCTGGACAGCCTGCTCCTTATAAAGTTCCGTTAGGCAGCGAAGAATGGAATCAAATGCTTCCGTTTCGTGTTGATACCCCTCACGCTAATTTAGGTAGGTTTGGTGGTGAAGTTATGGCACCGTTTCCAGGAGCCGTGGTTGCTAAAACAATACCAAAAGCCGTGGGAGCAGTTGGTGATGTAGTCAGTGGTGCTGTAGGCACAGGCACAGGATATATTGCCAGACCTGGCAGAACTCCCCGTGGTTATCAACAACCAAGCCAAAGAAATCCTATAGGTGCTACATTTACACCTCCAGAAGAGTTCGCAAAGTTTGAGCGTGGTGAATTACCCTACGGTCAAATGCCAGAACAACGACCTATCAGCGAATTACCTGAAGGTAGATTAGACCGTGCCGCAATGATGCTCAGTGGCGGTAATATTCCCAACGCAGGACAAGGTCCTAAAGCATTTGGCGAACGATTGGGTGAAACTTATAGAAATCCACTAACTGCTGCCGCAGACATTGGCAGTATGTTCTTTACTGGTGGTGTTCCAGTGTTATCTACATTACGAGGTGGTTTGGCTGGTGTTCAAGCATTAGCAGATATGCGTTTAGCCAACAAAGGATTCACTCCAGAGTTGCCAAAAATTCTCAACGAATATCAAACAGGTGTTCGTCCATTACCAGGCGTCCAACCAGGACCTATGCCCAGAGATTTTATGGCTTCTGGAGCAGTAAATCCTGCGGCACAGGCAGCAATGGCTACTACTCAAGCCAAGGTAGCACAAAATCAACCACGAGCACCCAGGGCACCAGTTCAGCCACGAGCAGAATGGCAGTTGCCTGATGTTGGCACTCATTATACAATGGCTGAACAGGGCAGCACTAACTTTGGTGATACATTTAACCGAGCAGTAGCAGCCAGACAAGCAGATTTATTAAAAGATGCCAGACAGCGTGGTCAAAAACTAACACCACAACAGGCAGAAGATTTAGCCTACGACGAAATTAAAGAATGGCGTGGGCAGAATGTAGAAGCATTTAAGCCTAAACAAGAACCCGCAGGACCAACTATTGCTCAACCAGGTGAAACACCAGCATTGGTAAAAACCCCAGGTGAAGGCACATTAGATAAACCTAATGTAGAGTTTGATAGAAGTGATTGGTTTAAATTACAAACTAAAGTAAAGTTAGGCAAACCGCTGTCTGCTGGCGAACAAAGTTTAGCAGATAAAATTACAAACAGATATGGTCCTGATCCTTTTGGCAGTGGTGACTTGTCTGGTAATAAGATGTTTAACACGGTAGCACAAGGCGAAACTCAACCCGTGCCAGTAGATACTACACCAGTGGCTGCGGTAGAACCAACACCTACAGCAGAAATGCCTGTGGTAGAAACTAAAAAACGAGATATGAGTTTGAATAACGCCAGCAAGGATTTTACTTCTACTTTAGAAGATATCTATAATAAAAATCTTTCTCCAGAAGAATCAATAAAAGCAATTGATGATGCTGTAAAAAAATATGAAATTGTCACATATAAAAAGCAAATGCGAGTATATGACGAAGCGTATGATGCTGCCATTGCTGAATTAAAACCACCTGAAGAAGCGAGAAAGGCTGGGAATTTAGCATTAAAACGCCACGGCTTACCATTATTGAGTGGCGAACGATCTGTAGCAAGATTGAAGCCAAAAGATACAAACAAACAAGAAACTGCTATGGGACAGGCTTGGTTTGATGATACAATTAAAAATGCTGATAAACCAACTAAACAAATGTATCAGGATATGTTGGAAAGATACAACGGTGATGTTGCTCAATTATACAGAGATATCAGTGCTCAACAAGCAGGTAAAACTACAGGAAAATCATTGTTTGAAGAACCTTTGGAACAGGCTGACACAGGTAAGTATAATACTATGCCTGAAACTACACCTACAAAACCATTGACTAAAAAACAAATAAAAGAACAAGAGAGATTAGATAACGAAGCCGCAAGAATGAGAGAAGTCCAAACTCCTTATATTAAGGACATCACAGGCGAAAGCGAATCTACATTTAATAATTTAGTAGATCATATGCGTAATCGTCCTTATATGGCTGGAGTAGAACGCAGTAAATCTCGTGTTAAAGGCACAGGAGAAGTTTTTACACCTACACCATTAGTTGATGAAATGTTAAAACATATTCCAGAAAATTCTTGGACTGATAAAACACAAACATTTTTAGATCCTGCCGCAGGAGATGGACAGATTTTAAGTGAAATTGTTTTGCGTAAAATACAGAATGGTGCTACACATAAACAAGCATTGGAAAATACTTATGGTGTAGATATTATGGCGGATAATGTTAAAGTATTGCGTGATAGACTAATCGGAGGCAACGAAAGTCTGCGTCCTATCGCTGAACAAAACTTATTAGTTGGTAATGCGTTAGATCCGTTTGAAAAAGTTCCTGGACAAACAGCATTAGATCATAAGCGTATGGTTGAAGTATTTGGTGAAAACGAAATTGAAAGTTTGCGTGATAAAGCCAAAACATTACCAAGTAAGAAAGCCGCTGAGTTAAATGCTAAAGCAGATGAGTTGGAAAAATATTCTAAATCATTAGGTATTAAACCTGAAAAATCTACTCCACCTAAAGATGTTTTAGAAATGAAAACTGGCGGTAAAGAATTTGCCAGCAAAGCAGACTTTGAAGAACAAGCATTGATGGATAAACTCGCTGGTAAAATAACCACAGGTTCGTTTGTAGATAACGGTATGCGTTATGAAATTAGTGCTATTGACTACGGAAATGCTCCAAGACAATTATTAGAAAGTTTGAACAAACCACTAACACAGGTTAGAGTATTCAGTGAAAAAACTGGAAATCAAATATCTGGACCTGCTGTAGAAATACCAGAAAAGTCATTGAGACAAAGAGTAGAAGAGAAGATGAGAAAGCGTAAATAATAGTATGACAACAACAGAACAACTAACCAAAGTCTTTAATGACAACTTCGTAGCATACTACAGAAGCCACGCTGCCCACGCAAACATCACAGGCAGAAACTTTAGAAGCGACCACAAGTTGCTTCAGGGCGTGTATGAACGCAGACAAGCACAGATTGATGTAATCGGTGAATTATTACGCACTTTACAAGCGTTTATGCCCACAGACTTATACGAAATTATCAACAACTCGGATTTGCCTACAGATGCTATAGAAGGCACGGCAGATGAGTTGCTTGAAATGGTAATGGCTGATTTAGACCAACTTTGTGAATGTTATAAACAATTAAACGAAATTGCTGAAGAAGAAGAACACGATGAAATCAGCAATTACGCACAAGAACAGATTTTAGATTTGAATAAGAGTTTATGGATGTTGCGTAGCACATTAGAATAAACGCTTGTAAGCGTATGACCCACGGACATCATAACCTTGGCGTTGATGTAGTTTAAGAAAAGCCTGTTGGTCATTACGCATAGTAGTGGAACAGATTATTGGACTTTGAGATAACAATGCGAAACCTTCCCATAGTTGTATCATATCTCGCAATAATTGGATTCTGTCTCTACTGGACAAGCGTAGATCAAGGTGTGCCATACGCACTCCAACCATCTTATCGTCCGACCACGGAGCAAAGTCGTTAGATTTAGCCCAAGTGTAAGCCAGTAGATTGCCAGTAGGTTCTACAGCAACACTAAAGAGTTCAGTGGTGGGTTTATAGAATTGATTTATAATTGCCAATGTAATATTACGAGAATATGTAATTGGCTCAGGAGTAAAGATAGTATCAATCTCAGTTTGGAAGTTGGCTTCAGCCAAGGCTACTATAGCAGTGACATCTTGTCCTGTTGCTGGTCGCCAAATATATGAGTTCATTTCATAACCTTTCAAATGTATTGTATATTTAATCTGTATAAATAATAGTATGGCAACAGAAAAGAAAAAAGAGAAAATCTCTACAAAAGCAGAACCGAACTTAAAGAGTCACGGTGGATGGCGTCCTGGCTGCGGCAGAAAATTAGGCAGCAAAGACGCTATAACTATTAGTGGTTTATTAGATCAGGTTTATACCCAAGCACAGGGCAAAGATTATGAAGAATTATTGATTGAAGACTTTATAAAGGCTCGCAACAATAATGATAGTGCCACGGTTATTAAATATCACAATCTTATATTGAGTAAGGTTATGAATAGTCTTGCTAAAATTGAAGTCAATGATAGTGCTGACGCAGTAGCGGCAAAACAACAGGCATTTGCTGACGCACTTGCTAAACTAACTGGGGTCAATACGACTAAATAATACTATGGCAACTAAACCTGGACTATATGCTAACATCGCTGCCAAGCGTGAGCGAATCAAATCTGGCTCTGGAGAGTCAATGCGTAAGCCTGGAACTACAGGTGCTCCAACGGCTAAAGCATTTAAGCAATCAGCCAAAACTGCTAAAAAAGGAAAAAGCAAATGAAAGACAATAATTTATCTTATGCTATTGGTGGCGAGGCTGCTAAAGGCTCACACAAATATAGTGGCAATCAATATCAAACAACTAACCCTAATGCTATGATCAACAAAGGTCGTGGTCCTACCGTTGGTAATAAAAGCAATGACTCTACCCCAGGTAGTCACGGAATGCCAGCACACAACGCTGGTAAAGAAACAACTATGGGCTGTCATCACCCACAAGTTCGTAATCCAAGTGGCACAAAAGAAATGCCTAACCGTGGTAAAGAAACATTTAACTACGGCAGAGGTCCAACAAAAGGAAACGCATAATGTCTAATCCAATGAGCAAACCAATCAACCAAAAGCGTGGTCCTCAAACAGGCAACGCAGGTAGTATGACTAAACGCAATGCGTTTATGGATGCTAAATCTACCAGCAGTAGTGAAAAAGCAACTTTAGCCAATATGGTGACAAGTGCTTTAGAAATGCGTGGCAGAGGTCAAGCAGGTAAAACTAACCCAGCGTTAGAAGGCTTACACGAACGCACAGGACCTAAATCTAATCCAACAGCCAGTAATAGCAAACTACCTGGCAAATACAAAAAACCTACCACAAAAGGTTAAAGTAGTATAAATAACAGAGCAGTCCAAGACTGCTCTTGTTTTGTATAGTTATGAAAGGAAATTGAAATGATAACAAGCAATACAGATAATCCGTGGAACGACAAACCACAAGCAGATGCTACCATTGGCGTAGATCTCGCAAAACCAAAAAAAGCACAACCCCTTAAAGCACTCACAAATGCTGAGTATGATTTAGAAGGATTGATGACTGACTTTCCCACAGCCAAAGAACTTGAGCGTTTCGTATTTGACGAAACAGGCATCGTTCTAAACTTAAAGGGCAGAGCAAATAAACTAAAGTATCAGGTAGCAATGGACGCTCTCAATGGCGTAGAGATTGATCCTAAATTCACAGGTGAAAACAATCCTTATATTGACAAGGCTGAACTAATCCCTGAAGAACCACTTAAAGAAGTTCCTGCCAGAGATCCAAGCCTACCTGACCGTAGCGAAACTCAAAATATATTCTATAGTCCTATTGTCCCACATCCAGATGCTAATGAACGAGCACAGGATAAGAAGGTCCATATGATGTTCCGCAAATACAAAAACGGAATGATCAGTTATGAGATTATGGGACCGTTAGAACAACGACCATTCGGTGAAAAGATTGACAAGTTTGGTAGAACACGCCCAGAGATTATTAAATGGGTAGATCCACGCACAGGCGAACAAGTTGTTGTTCGTGAAGATGGCACACTAACACCACAGGGCAAACGCTTGCGTGGTATGATGATGACATTCAAAGTCAATAAGTCAAACCAGTGGGAAGTCTGGGTTGATCGTGAGTTTATTAGTCTTGATGACTCAGTTCGTAATAACCCTTGGGACTTGACAAAATGACAAGCCGTGAAGCAGAAATCAAGGCAGCACAAGACGCTGCCAGATACAATGACACACTTATCTTACAAAAGGTAAATGCCAGTCATCGTATCGCATTTGCTGACAAGTATCCAAATCAGGTTGAACATATCCTTCGTTTAATAACAGAGCGATTACAACTTGGTTTGACTAAACTTGAAGGCACTGACTTACAACAGCCAAAAACTTGGATTTTAAGTTGTGAAGAAATAGAGCACCTTGCTCAGGCAATGTTTTATGTTCATCAAGTTAGACAAGACTTAAAGGCTGAATAATGTTAGGACAAGATGTATTGATGGCAAGAGCACTACGCTACAGCGTGGATAAACACGGACTTGCCGTTGATTCATTAAAAAATATACCAGATTCATTACAACTACAACTAATGGATCTGGCTATTACCGTGACTGAAGATATGAAGTTCAATCAGTTAAAATACTTTAGACCGTTTGAACATCAACTAAACTTTTTCGCCACAGGCAAACACGATAGGCGAGGCATATTGGCAGCCAATCGTATTGGTAAAACCGTATCTACTTGTTTTGAAACTGCTTGTCATTTAACAGGACTATATCCTGAATGGTGGAATGGACATAGATTTACAAGCCCGATAACTTGTATGGTGGCTGGCGAAGGCTGGTCGCAGGTAGCATTAGTGCTACAAAATGAATTGTTAGGAACTCAAGATGTTAAAATTACTGAAAACTTGGGAACTGGGGCTATTCCTCGTTCTTGTATCGTTGTTGATACTATGCGAAATGACGGTGCCAATTGTATCGGTGTGGAGATTAAACATACTTCTGGGGCTAATAGTTATTTGCTTTTCGCAAATTACACTCAGGAGGTTCGTCAATTACAAGGTTTCAAACTCAATCTCGCAGTCTTTGACGAGCAACCACCAGATGATTTCTTCAGTGAGATCGTCACTCGAACTGCTACTACGCAAGGAAAGATTCTCTGTTCATTCACGCCACTTAAAGGACTCAACGGACTTGTTAGTAAATTCTGGAACAAAGAAGAAGGATACAACTACATCCGTGTAAGTTGGGATGATGTGCCTGAATATGACCCCTGGGGTCAGCCATTCTTGTTAAAAGAAACACGCAGACAACTTGAACGAGATTATCTACCACACGAGCGTGAAGCCCGTATCGCAGGTAAGCCAGTTATGGGTAAAGGTGCTGTGTTCCAGTTGGCAGATTGGACAGCAGTGACTTACAAAACAGGTGAAGTTGATTTCAACAGAATGCCAAACATCCAGCGTGTTATCGCACTTGACCTTGGTTTAGTAAATGACAAGACCGTTATATCATTGATGTATTGGGAGCCAAACGAGCGAACAGCATACTTACACAGACAGATTGTTATACAGGGTGTAGAAGAAGCCGTGCCTACTCAATATGTCAATCACTTGTTGCGTCCAGAAGTATTTGGCACACCTATCGTATTACCAGCAGATGCTTCTACAAAAGGCAGATACACTATGAGTAGTAGCAGTATTCGTGAGTTGTTTGAGAGTTATGGACTCAATGTTTATGAACACGCTATTATGAATCCGCCAGATCAAAATGGCAAGCAAACTAATCACAAAAGTTATGGTATCAACCAGATGCGACAGATGTTTGAGATGGGCACTTTTTATGTAAATGAAAATTGTTCAAACTTTTTAACTGAAGCACAAAACTATTTCGTTGATGAAAAGGGCAGATTCAGTGATCCAGATGATTGTATAGATAGTTGTCGTTATGCTATTATGGCTGTGCTTCAAGGCATCGCAGAACCCTGGGATGATAGAACACCACAACAGAGAATGAGAGCACAACGAGAAAGATATGTTAAATATGATGATAGTAATAAGCCAAGTTGGAAGAAAACATACTCGGCAGAATAAGGAATTGAAATGAAGATTTTTATTAGTATAGCAAGTTATAGAGATCCGTTGTTAGCAAACACCGTTAAAGATGCTTATGATAACGCACACCACAAAGATAGTCTGGTGTTTGGTATAGTAGATCAAAGTTATGGAATGGAAACATTTGACCCTGGTTATTTTGATTTTAAGAAACAAATTAGATATGTTAGGATAGAACCACATTTAGCCCGTGGTGCTTGTTGGGCAAGGCATTTGTGCCAGACATTGTATAACGAAGAAACTTACTATTTTCAAATAGATAGTCATACAATCTTTGACAAAGACTGGGACTTATATTTTATCAATCAGTATAGACATTTAGAACAATATCACGCTAATCCAGTTATTACCAGTTATCCATATCCCTTTGATATTATTGACGGAGATTTAACTAACTTAAAAAAGGGACAGACTACCACAGATTGTATGATGTTGGCTGTGAATGAAGAACATACATTTAAGAACGCACAAGAACAACACGCTTCAATTCGTGGAACATTTGTTAAAAAGCAAGAACCCAGTCACGGATTTTTAATAGCAGGCGGTTGTTTGTTTGGACCAGGTCATTTAGTAGAACGAGTGCCTTATGATCCGCATATCTATTTTAGTGGTGAAGAATGTAGTTATGCTTTAAGATTATGGACACACGGCTATAATATATTCCATCCTTGTAATATGCCAGTGTATCATCAATATGTTGGTAAGTATAGAAACAAGGCGTGGGCAGACAAAATGATTGAACCGCATACACAAACTAAATGGCACGAATATAGTCAGGCAGGTAAAAGCCGTAGTTGGCGTGTGACCACTGGCAAAGAATTAGGTATATATGGATTAGGCACTAAACGCTCACTTAAACAATATATTGATTTCTGTGGATTAGATTATATCAACCAAAAATATACAGACAAGAAAGTCAGTGAATTAAATTACAAGGAACCAGTATGAAATACACCCGAGGACCAGTTAGCACAGACAGAGAATTTGTGCGTCCAACAATACCAGCCATTGTTGCTTGGTATGACGAAATAAAGTTAGAAGCAGAACGCAGTGGTTATCAGGCATATTTGACTGGTAGAAGTTTAACTGACATCAATAACACTATGGATGTAGATGTTGTATTTACAGGCAAGATGAACATAGATACACTGGAACATTTATTGACCAGTGCTGTAGTCACAGGCTTTAGACATAAATTAGTAATAGATGCTCGTTGGCAAAATGTTATTGATACAGCAGAATATAAAGATGGTAAGATTACGATTTTGCCCACTGAGTTTGTATTCTTAAACTATCACGAACACGACAACGGACAAGGACGCAGAATAATCAACGATTATAGATTACATCCTGCGTTTAAGGTAATCAATGACAATTTAGTTGGCAGCACATATCAACTGGTGGCTAAAAAACTTAAACCGCATTTAGAACAATATATAATGAAACACGGCAAACTTGCCTACTTACCTTTGGGAGCAACAGAATGAAACAACCAGTGACACCACACCCAGGCAGAACGCCAGAGGCAAATATTATAAACAGAGAAGACTACAAGTTAGACTTGTCATTACGCAAACACAGAGAAGATCAATATGTGTTAAAGATTAAAAAGTATATACCAGAATTAGGATGGAGAGAATTCTTTTTTATGGTCAGTCCAGAAGAACTGGATAGAATACGATTAGCATTAGATTTAGGAGAAGCATATGGGAAAAGGAAGTAATAGACGCAAGGAAGATGTCAAAAAGATTAGAGATAATTGGGACGCTATATTTGGGAAAAAAGACCCCAAAGAGCAAAAACCCAATGAACAACTACCTAAAGAAAACGCTAAATAATACAATAAACTAAAGGTATTCACCCAATATGTTAGACATAAAAAACACCGTCCTTGAAGACATCAATAAAAATAGAAAACAGAACGCTAACTTCGTTCGTTTGAAGAACTTATTAGATGTCAAGATGGCAGCATACTTACGCTATTTGGCAACTAAAAACGCTGTAAATAGAAGTGCCGACTATCACTATCTATGCTTGGCTGTGACCAACTCTACAGCACCCGTCAATGGTATTGACTATATTCACCCAACCGTAAAACCAGTTGTAGATTACGCTACAGCCGTTATTGCCAAAGGTTTAATGCCTGGCGGTGAAATCAATTTTGAGTTTGTTGCTGACGGAGAAGATGACGAAGTAGCCGCAAGACAAGCCACGGATATGGTGTCAAAGGTTGTCAATCAAATGAATGATCCGCACTTTATTTTAGAGCGTTGGATTATGGATGCTAACTTACACAAGAATGGTATGATGATGATCAAACCTATTCGTGAGCAGATTGTTAGATATGTAGAAACTACAGGCACTAACGACCAACTACGAGCATTTGAACAACAAGCAGCCGAAAGTGGTTTAACAGCATTACGCCAAAGCAAACGCCAAATCAATATTGATATGGAAAAGGCTATGGCAGAAATCCAACAAAATCTTGGACCTGAACGAGCACAAATGGGCAAAGAACATTTAGAAAGTGCTATCAACGCTTTTGGCGATGGTGAAGATTTAATGGTTGAAGAAGATTTACAGAACATTAGTGTTGATGCTGAACAAAGTGTATTAAATGATGCTGTAAGTAGAAACACTATATACAAAGCAAAATACAAACTAACTGGTTATAGTATCAACATCAAGTTCCACCCTATCGCACAACATTATTGGTTATGTGATCCAACGGTGCCAGAAATTAAAGAACAACCATTCTGCGGGTATTATGACCCGATGACAATACAAGAAGCCACAGAGTTATATCCTGATATTGATTTAGAAAAATTCCGTATTCACGCAGAATACAACCAAAGTGGTGCTTACCAAGCAGGTTCAGTATTAAACAACTTGGCTATTCACGCCCGTGATAGTGTGCCTGTTATGGGCTTGCCAGTTAGCAGTTCAAGTAGTCAAGACCAAGACAGCCGTATTGTTAGTATTGTCACTGCTTGGAACAGATTTGACATTGATGGTGACGGTGAGTTAGAACTTGTAGAGATTATCTATAGCGGTTCATACATTATCTCAGCCCGTGAAGTTGAGTTTATTCCTGTGGCTAATATGTGTCCTCGTCCATTACCAGGAAACTTTTATGGTATGAGCGTAGCAGAATCAGTTGTTCCAGCACAAGAATATAATACATCAGCAGCCAGAGCAGAGATTCAGTTAGGCTTACTAACAGCAACACCACGCATAGGTGTTAAACCAGATAGATTAGACTTTGAGATGCTACAAGATGGCGAATCAGCAATCTTTATTTTAGATTCAAAGTTTGACCCAGCCAAAGACATTTACCAAATTCCTCCACCAAGCGGCAACTTGGCATTCCTTGAGACTGCTATGGAGCGTATTAAACAAGATACAATGGCATTAGTTGGTATGACACAGCCCACCGATGTATTCAATCCTGAAGTTATGGCTCCAGGTAATAGTGGCATCAAACTACAAATGGCTCTTACACCTAACCAGATCATTCAAGACAATATTGTCCGTAATGCCGCTGAAGGACTAAAAGAAGCATTGTGGTTGGTATGGAGAACGCTAATACAATATGGTGATGACTATGGTGTTAAAAAGTTAGCATCAACATTCCACCCTGAAAAGAAAGCAGAGTTTTTGGACTTTTTGGCTTGGGACGATATGAACTTCTGTGAGCGTAAAGAAATACACACAGAGTTAGCAGTTGGTATGATGAGTGAAGAAAATGCTTTGGGCAGATTACAGATCATTCAAAAATGTCAGGCTGACTTATATGCTACAACACAACAAATGGTCACTGCTGGCACTTTAACTCCTGAAGTGTATAAAAAGGTCAAGAAACCTTTTGCGGACACTCTGTATGTTTTAGGTGTCAAAGATTGCGATACTTATTTGCCAAGTGACGAAGAAGTCCAGACTATGATAGCCGCAGGTGCTGAAGCAATGAAGAACAGAGAACCAAGCCCAGAAGATAAGAAACGCTTGTCAAGTGCGGCATTGGATGATATGAAAACACAACAGATTAAAGCCGAGATGGAAGGCACTGATGCTGAAAGTCAATTGGATTATATGGCATTAGCACAAGGAACTCCAAAGGTATATAGTTAAACAGCATAAATAATGTTATGATAAATGACAACACGGTAGAGTTTTATAACTCTAAATTGACAATAGATTTGAGTAGTATGAAAAACCTTACACCAGCACAGGCTGATAAGGTTAGGCATTATGGATCACAGGCAGAGAACTTGCTAACTAACAAGGACCTGGCTATGTTCATACACCATTATAAGTTTGAAGTGGCAGACCAAATAGCAAATATGCGTGGTCACACTCCAATCGACGATGCTGAAAGAGTTGCGTTATGTAATCAACTCGTAGGCATTGATAGTTTTGTGAGTAGCCTTAAAAGGGCTGCTTACTTAAAAAACCGTATCGTAAGCAATAAAGAATTGCCCGAAACGAATTAAAGGAAATAGAAATGACAGATACGATTAGTCCTAATGCTCCAGTTGCGAGCACGGTCACTGAATCACCAGCAGTCCCGAGTTTAGACTCAATAGCCGCTAAAATGACCGCAATGCGTGAAAGCACTTTGCGTAATCAAATTGGTGCTACTAAACCAACTGCGACAGGTCAAGATGAAGAGGCAGAGCAGTCATCAAGCCCTGTGGCAACCGATATGCCAGAAGTTGATGATACCATTGACACCGAAAATGAAAACGACAATCCTGAAGCAGCCGCCCCTGAAGAGGTAAGCACTGATAGTAATGATTCTTCGGCAGACGAACTTATTGATTTTATTGAATTCGCAGAAACTAACCCGAACGCCAAGTTCAAGTTTATGAAGAATGGTAAAGAAGTAGTTATTGATGCCAAGAAAGCCGCCAGCATTTTAGGACAAGGTTCAGCAATACACGAGGAAGCAAGGCAGTTAAAGATAGAACGAGCAGAGTTTGACGAGTATCTAAAAGATACACAAGCCAGACAAGAAGGTTTAACTTTAGCAATGGAATTTACCGTTCAGCCTAAATTACAGCAGGCGTATGATGAGATTTTGAAAACTCAAAACTATAACATCACATTCCAGCAACAATTGAGCAGAACAAATGATCCTGCCCAGATCGCAAAAATACAAGCGAGTATGGCACAGAATGAACGCTGGATACAGCAACAACAACAAGTTATATCACAAATTAAACCTGCGGTTGATCAGTTCAGGGCGGTGCGTAGTCAGCAAGTATCGGAAAGATTGGCGGCAGCACGAAGAGGATTTACAGACAAAGAGTTGAAAAACGAATATGTCTATAATGAAGTTCGTGATAAGGTTGGCAAACTTTGGAAGAATGCCAAAGACGAGATCATTCCAGGTGTTCCTAATATAGACCTAATCAGCAGTGACGAGGCTCTTTTGAGTTTAGTCCGTGACGGTCTTCGCTACAGAGACAAACCATCTACCAAATCCGCAGGTTCTTCTATGGCAGCCCTAACCAGTCGTAAAGGTTCTACTACACAGAAGAACAATAACGATGAAATGGGCAAACTTCGTGAGCAAGCCAATAAAGGCGACAAGAAAGCCGCTGATGATCTGCTAACCCGACGCTTACAGAGTATCCGTCAGACCAGATCAGGAAGATAAACCATTATTAAAGGAATATAAAAATGGCAGAAATTACAACAAGTCAAATTGGCAATGGCACAACACTACCTTATAGTGCTGACATCGTTGTCAAGGATTTAGACCTCGATGTGTCTAATCGTGTCAAGGACGACACACCAGTATTAAATATGGCTATGTCCAAAAAGCGTAAAGTAAATTCTACTTTGCCACTATGGACTGATGACATCTATCGTGCTCCACAAGTTCAAGCACAAGTAGAAGGTGCCAGTGTTTCTACAAGTCAAGCAGAGAGCAATCAACGCTATAACTTGGGCAACTACACACAGATTTTCAGCACGGTTATTGCCGCTTCTGGAACTGCTCGTGCTGTTCTACAATCTGGCGGAGATCCGCAAAGTTATCAAGAGGTAAAGCAACTTATTGAATTGATGTTCGATGTAGAACAACAATTAGTTCGTGCTGACCAAATTGGAACGAAATATGCTGGTCAAAGCGGAACAGCAAGTGGCTTGCCAAGTGGTCAGACAGGTCGTCGTATGGGTTCATTGAACTCATTCGCAGGCACAATGTCTTTCAATACAACAAGTGGCACATTGAGTGGTTTAGATACTAACATCAACAACGAAGATACAGACTCAGTAGTTCAGGCTACTAACGCCCTTCGTGTTTATGCTAATGGTAATGTTTTCTATACAGGAACATTTACTAATGAGTATTTCTCACCAGCATTGTATAAGCAGTTGGTCACGGTTGCTGAACAGCGTTATAACGCTAAAATCCGCACCGTAGTTGCTCCAACAAGCCTACGCACATCAATCAGTGATAACATTGCTCAAAGCCGTGGTATCAACCGTGTTGATTCAGCCCGTGGTGACACAATCCAAACTTATGAGGGTGATTTTAATTACACTTATGAGATTATGGATAGTTGGATTATGGATCAAGTAAATCCTAACAGCATCTACTTCTTAAACGAGGATGTGCTACAATGGGGCAGTTTGCGTGATCTTGGACCAAATAATGAAGTCTTCTCAAACGCTGATGCGTCATTAGACCAATTTATTATGGAGGGCACTCTTATAGTGCGAAATCCTGCTGGCGTAGGCGTGCTAAACAACATTATGGCAGGCACAACAGCCCAGGCTTCATTGCCAGGTGCTCGTCCAGCCGCTTTGGTCACTCGCACAAACTTCGGTCCAGGCGATGTCACACCCTAATTCTTTATAGAATTATAAGTGATAAGGGCAACTTCGGTTGCCCTTTTGTTTGGCTAAATAATACTATGAACGACATAAACCAACCTGAATATCTGGACGATAAAGACCCAGAAAAGAATCACGATTATTGGAGACAAGATCACGGTGGTATGATTAGCACACATAATGGTGTGGCTGATAGATTACTCAGTGGTAATAATGACTTGTATAACTCATTAAAAGGTGATTGGAAAAGAACTGATATGAACAAGAGTGGCAACATCATTGTCACAACTGGCAGAGAAGATGGTAAGTTTTATATCCGCAGAGAACAACAGAACACAGAAGAAGTTAAACTGCGTGTAAAAAACTACAGACACGCTGCCGAACTTGGTATCCCTGATCCGTTAGCACCTATTGGTGAAGATGGCAAACTAACTTATAAATGGATGGAATTACCGTCAGTTATCAGTATCCGTATCAGTGACCAATACTTTGATGGTATTCCTTGGAACGCCATTAAAAATGACAGAACTCTTAAAGCCCAGTTTTATAAAGTTGTTGAGCGAGAATACCCAGAATATGTATGCTACCCACACGGTAAATTACCTATTCCCATAGATGTGCCTTATCCTACAAAAAAAGGCGAAAAAAAATATTTTAGAGGACATTAAAAATGTTTGTAATACCAACCGCAGATGACCTTGTGACATTCATCAAAGAATTTACAGGTTCTACCAATGACGCAGAAATTAAAAAATGTATTTTTATGGCAGAAATGTCAATGAGAAACATTGAACTTCCAGCACTTCGCTGTGATCCATATGCTATTGAAAACATTGGCATTGCGGATGCTCACGGAAGAATTCCTATTCCAGGTGATATGAACAAACCTATCTTGTTCTTTAAGCAAGGTGCTCAAGTAGCAACACAGGCTACTGCTACAGGCACAAGTGGTCAATATACTATTACCCTAACTTCTACACCACCACAACAAATCTCTACTGGTATGATTGTCAGTGGAACTGGTATTGCTACTAATGCTGTTATTGACAACATTACTGGCGGTGGTGGCAGCGGATCAGTAATCACATTAAACTTGGCTAATACTGGCACGGTTTCAGGAACTATTGTATTTGCTACTGATGGTGATTCCAGCAACCAAACAGGTCCTTGGATTGTCTATGACCGTATTGGCGACAGAGATATTATTACGCAGGGTATGATTGCTCAGTTATACTTACAACCAGTAAATGTGCCACAGGTAATTCGTGGTAAATTCAGTGAAGTAGCAGACAAGTATCAATTCTTACCTTATGTGGCTCAAGGCGATTTAATCAATATGTATTACTATCGTGCTTGGCAGTTGTTATTTAGCCCTATTGAAGATGAACTAATCAGTGCTACTGGTAGTGTAAATCCTATTTCAGGCACTGGACCTTGGACTATTGCTATTACTGGTATGACAGATATCAATGGCTTAAATGTCGGTGACCATATTACTGCTACAGCAGGAACAGGTAGTTTAGGCACAGGCTTTACTACTGCTATCGTCACTGAACTAACAACATCTACCAGTATTAAAGTTGTAGTCACAGGTGGCACAAGTCCTACTGGTGGCACTATAACTAATATCAAAGTCATAGACAAA